GAGATGTCTTAGGGTCTCGTGGGCTCGGAGATGTGTATAAGAGACAGGCCCCAAAACATGCACTTTGGAAAACCAAAATCCCTGTCCTCCATCGCAAAAATAAAGCTTGCATTTTCCACCACACTATGCTATAATGATTATAGTAACAAATATATAGTGACTCAGAAAGAGAGGTAAAGATATGTGTAAGAAAGACGAGTTCAAAGGATTCAACTGGGAAAACGGTTTATGGGTTTCACGCTATTACGCAAAGCTTTATCATCCTGATTGCGTAGCAGTAAAAGTAGAAGGTGGCTACTGTACAATGACACCTAGAGAATATAGAATATGGAGGTCACAGAAATGAATCACGAACAACTGGTATTAAAAGCGGTTTTATTATCAAGGAAATACAACAAACAACTTAATAAGGAGGCATTACTTAGCAATTATGCAATTGCTTCGGATTCACTTCTCAAAGCGGCTATTGATGAAATGATTCTTAACCACTTAGAAGAACCCGAATTCATTCCAGACGAGCCAGCAGACGAATATGAAGCAGAACCCGCTTATTACGAATACGAACACTATAACGACTATCTTTGGAACATGTAAAGGAGTAAACACAATGAATTTAGATGCAATTCAATCCATCATGGGACAATTAATAGAGCAAACTTGCTCAGATAATCTCAGACTCTATCGTAATGATAGAGTCTGTTGTATAGAAACAAGTGAGGGAGAATCTTTTTCTGCCTATGTAAATGAGTTCGGATTCATAACTCTCAATTCACATTTCACTGGTTCAAACGTTATTAATGGAAGAACATCCACTTCGAAATTATGCATTTCATTAACAACTTTTGAAATAGCCTTAGAATATAACATGATGCACTACTTTCCAGATTATATTGACCGTCTTAAAAATGCCGCATTATGGGAGGATTAAATATGGCAAATATAAATTTTCAGATTGAGGAATTCTTTAGAAGAGATATCTATAAGTTCTTAGAGTTAATACCAGCAAGAAACTATGAAGTTTCCGTTATGCCAATTCCTGAAACAGGAGAAACAAGCATTTCCTTAATCTTTTATGGAGGGCATTTGATACAGGAAGAAGCTTACAGACTTAGGATATCTTATGCAGATATTATTGGAGTGATAAAACCCGACGGTTACTTAGACGTAATGTATCTACAATATCTACTTGATACTTTCTTAACCATGGCAAAAGAATATAGGAGGAATCTAAAATGATTGAAATTATTATAATCGCTTTAACTGCAATAATATCTCTCGCAGTATACCTAATCGGTTGCTCCATAACCGCACAAGTTATCAAGCACATAAAAGACAATTTTTAAGTCAACTGTTACACCTGTTCTATACATTATAGAACAGGTGTATTTTATTTACAAACGTCCTGAAATATGATATAATAGAGTATAGCGACAAAGGAGGTGAACAAATGAAAAAGAAGATTGTGATACTAGGTTTTACGCGTCAGGAGTACGCAATAATTATGTTGGCATTGAGAAATGTGTTAACACGTGTAAACAGTGACCAGCAAGACGTAGCACTATCTTTAATAGACCGGATGTACTCTAAAATTGATTGTTTTGTAGATGCAGAAGAATTTTATAAGGAGAGTAAGCCATGCCAAAAAGAAGAAAACGATTAACAGCAGTAGAAAAAGAATACCGTAGACTACGTAAAAATTTGCAGTCTTGGGTACGTGCAGAAAACCGTCGTGGTTTTATCTATGACACAGAAAAGCTTATTCCAAAGATTCCGAAAAAAATTACTCGTGGTTCCATAAACCGTCTTAAAAAACTGACACCAGAAAAACGTCGCTCTTACGCAACTGCATATGTTGATTTTAACACAGGTGAAATATTTACGCCAAAAGAAGGACGCAAACGATACAGACAAGACCGTAAGCTGTATCAGGAAACAGGAAATATGGACGTGTTTGCTACAGCACCAGACATTTCCAGTGTTATACTAGAAAATTTTTATGACCTCATTTCGTCCTATGTTTTTGGACGTTGGGACAGGCGTGTTACAGACAGACGTGATATGGCGAAAAGTTGGATAGACAGAATCGTAAATACTTACGGTGCAGATGCGGCGGCACAGATGCTAGAAGAAGGAAAGCGTAAAGGTAATTGGCTATCCGCCAAAGAAGCATATGATGCAATTAGACTACAAGCATCACTTAACGAAATGCTAACATATTTGAAAGTACCAGAAAACGAAAAAAGGTCATTCATGGAAAACGAGTTTTATGACGAGGAATAGGACGGGTTAATAACATGCGAATATTTTCGTGCGACTTTGAGACAACTGTAGACGATGATACAAAACGACAAACGAGTACGGAAGTATGGAGTGCGGCTATTGCAGAACTGTATTCAGACTTTGTTACAGTGTACAATAATATTCATGATTTCATTAAGTTCTTCCATAATCTTTGCGAGGAAAAAGTGATTGCCTATTTTCATAACGTAAAATTTGATGGTAACTTTTTGTTGAACACGCTAATGGAAAATGGTTATAAATTCCATCATCGTGAGAAACCCTACGAAAAGCTTTATAAGGGCGAATTCGATGCAATTATTTCAGGCCAGAATCGATGGTATTCTATTACAGTCTGTACAGGACGAACCTTAATAGAAATACGAGATAGTGCAAAACTCATGCCAATGACTTTAGCACGAATGGGAAAAGCTTTTAACACGAAACATCGTAAACTTGAAATGGAATATAAAGGGGAACGTCATGCTGGCGGTTTAATAAAACCTGAAGAAATGCAGTACATAATTAACGATGTTTTGGTGCTTAAAGAAGCCCTAGAATTTATGTTAGATTCTGGTAACACGCGGCTAACTATTGGTAGCAATTGTATAGCAGAATATAAAAAGTGTTTTGATAAAGAGCAATGGAATGCGATGTATCCAGACCTTAAAGCAATTGCGCTTGACGAAAACTCTTACAAGTATCCTAATGCAGACTCATATATACGTCGCTCGTATCGTGGAGGTTGGTGTTATTGCAATCCGAAATATATGAATAAGTGGATAGACACAGATGGTATGACGTATGATGTGAACAGTCTTTATCCATCTGTTATGCATTCCAAAAGTGGAAACATTTATCCAGTCGGTAAGCCTACATTTTGGACAGGCAATAAAATTCCCGAAGAAGCCTTGCAAGAAAACAGAGTATTTTTTGTTAGACTGAAAGCGAGATTTACCATAAAGCCTAATCATTTGCCCACGATGCAGATTAAAGATAGTCTTATGTATAAATCCACGGAATGGTTAACCTCTTCCGACGTACAATTTGGCGGTAAAAAATATGCGTATTATTACGACGCAGATGGCATACTGCAATTAGCATACGCAGAATTTACGTTAACAAGTTTGGATTATAAGCTGTTTTTAGAACATTATGATATACACGAAATTGAGATTTTAAGCGGATGTTATTTTAATGCGATTGCTGGATTGTTTGACGAATATATAGACAAGTATATGACTATGAAAATGAATTCCGAAGGCGGTGCACGAGAAGAAGCAAAGTTGTTTTTGAACAATTGTTACGGAAAGCTTGCAACCAATGACGATAGTAGTTATCAAGAGCCATATTTGGACGATGATGGATTGCTCCGGTTTATTTTGCATGAAGAGCACAACAAGAAAACGCTTTCCATTGCTCAAGGCAGTTTTGTTACATCTTATGCAAGATATTTTACCATCACGCATGCACAGGCAAACTACGATAAATTTATCTACGCAGATACAGATAGCTTACACATGTTTAAATGTGAGCCAAACAAAATTGTTGAACATTCCTCAAAATTATTATGCTGGAAATTGGAATCGGAATGGAGCCGTGCAAAGTTCATTCGTCAAAAAACCTATTGTGAATTTATCCGTAAAGAAAACCATAAAAAAGTAACAGCGCATTGGGAAATTAAATGTGCCGGGATGCAAGACCGCACCAAACAGTATTTGCTTGCCACAAGACCTATCTCATGTTTTGATTATGGATTGACGTTAAATAGTCAATTAAAACAAAAGCAAGTAAAGGGAGGGATACTTTTGGTGGATGCAGATTTTACCCTTTACAAGCAAAAAGCGTACAAACCGCCGAAATCTTTTGGTAAAGTGCTTGACAAAATGCAATAAACCATGGTATAATTAATTGTAACAAGTTAATAGACCAAAACGAAACAATAGGCACATGAAAGGAGAGGTGAGATTATGAGAGGTCATATCACCAGAACATTCAAAATTACCGAAGCAACTATCGCGTATTTTGATACGCAGAGCGGACAGGTTGTAACCCTTCCGGAAAAAATCACAGGGAAGAAGCTTGGGGATACAAAGAAAATCCTCAAAGAAGCAACAGCAAAATGGCCTGAACATGAGGGAAAACTTATCTGTCTTGGAACGGCAACTGTAGAAGAAACAAGGGCTATGACGGAAGAAGATTTTATTAAGAATTCTTTTGTAGTGGCCGATGATGTTGCTGTAGCAGAAGAAGCGGAATAGTTGGCAGACTATTAAACCATGTTAATGAATATGACAAATAAGGAGAGAAAAGAAAATGAGAGATTTAATTAACACCACAACCGACAAAATGATGCTTTACAACGCTCGTACTGTAAACGGTAAACAGATGCAAGACTTTGTGGGCGATGAGTTTTCCGTAACTGATATCGTTCAGTACGAAAGCGAGAGAAAGAACACAAAGGAGCCGGAATTGGGAATATGCACCGTACTGTTTACGGCAGAAGGAGATATGTACACCACAATGTCCCCTACGGTAAACGATTGTGTTCAGAATCTGGTTGAAATTTTTGGTGTACCTAGTGCAGAACATCCTATCAAGGTGCAGATTGCATCCGGGACTTCAAAAAGCGATAGAGAGTTTTTACAGCTTAAGGCAATCTAAAACACATTTTTATATATCTGCAAATTATGAGGGGCGCGAAAGCGTCCCTTATTTAATATAAGGAGGTACTCATGAGTAAGTACTACGACATATCGCGTTTGTTGAGTAAAAAAGATTTAAATGGAAAAACACCAGAATTATTCATTGTAACAGGCAATCGAACCGCCGGAAAAACATTCTCAGCAAAACGAACAATTTTTGAGGATTTTTTGAACGATAATAAACGCAAATTTATGCTACAATACAGATACAACTATGAGTTATCTGACTGCGAAAACTCATTTTTTAGCGACATTGCACAGCTATACCCTCCTGACTTTGAAATGCACGCAAAGTCTGAAATGAGAGGGGCTTATAAAGTTCTCTATCTGAACGACACAGAATGTGGATTCGCGACATTCCTAAATAATGCTGACACAATAAAGAAGGTTTCTTCTCGATTTATAGAAGTAGAGAACAGATTCATGGACGAATTCCAATCTGAAACTGAACATTATTGTGAGAACGAGATTTCAAAATTTATTAGCATTCAAAATTCAATAGCCAGAGGTTTCGGAAAGCAGACACGTTATGTTAGAAACATTTTATGCGGAAATAACGTATCAATTTTGAATCCATATTACAAGGCTCTTGGAATTCAAAAACGGTTGGAATCCGACACAAAATTTTTGCGCGGTGATGGATGGGTTTTAGAGGTAACGGAAAATCAAGCCGCAAAAGAAGCACTTCTTTCCAGCGGTTTTAACCGCGCATTTAGTGAATCAAATTACGTGCAATTTGCATCGTCAAACAAATACATGTTGGACACCTATTCGTTTGTTCGCAAATTGGAAACCAAAGACAAATATTACTACTGCACGATAACCATAAACGATGGAGTTTTAGGAACCGCAGAAAACATAGGTGTATGGATAAACAAGGACTGTCTTTATTTTTCCAGCAAAGCAAACGAAAAGTTTAAACTCAAATTTGCCTTTGATTCCAACTCCCATTTTGAGGATACCTATTTACTCTCCCAGCTTTCTGAAACAGCTATGTCATTCAAGCGTTATTACAATGCCGGAAAAGCGTGGTTTGAAAATGTGGATATCAAAAAAGAAATGCTTGACATATTGTCATATTTATGATACACTTATATTGAGTAGGAGTGTTTAAATTTTGGTAGACTGCTGAGGGAAAGCGGTAATACGCTGGCAGTCCCATACCGGCTTGCAATCCCGCATTTCGATTTTTAGACGCTCCTATTTCTTTAAATGTGGGATTGACGAAATAAGGGAAGGAGAAAGACGCATGAATGAGAAGCTTTTGAGGATGCTAAGACGGATAGCTGGTACAGAACTGGAAGAAGGCGAAATCTATGACGAAACTTTTATCGGTTCGGCAATCAATGAAGCGGCGGCGTATTACAGTGAAGTGGAACGTGACCGCGACAGAATCCGTGCACAGTACATTAATGACTTTACAAAGCCCAGTGTAGCTGAGGAAGAAGTCATAAGTGATATTGTGCAGAATGAAGAAAAGAAAGAAGTCCCAACCATTAAGATTGAGGACTACCTAAACCTTTAAAGGAGGATTAAGAAATGGCAGTAAAAAATGCAGTATCCAATGTTACCGCATTGCTTGCAGACTTTAGAGCAAGTCTTGCTGGTACAGAATATGAAGGACTTTTGCCGGAACCTGTAAGTACCAACATCCGGGAATTCGGCGGCACATTAATGAACTATGAACCTGTTATGAACCGGTTCTTTGACTTTTTGGTTAACAAGGTTTCCTTTACTAAAGTTAACAAAATGTACTTTACCAATCCTTTCGGTTTTGCAAAGCGCGGTATGATTCCGTACGGTTACACAATTGAAGATATCTGGGTTGACATTGCAACAGCGCACGCTTATGGAGAGGACACAGACCCGTGGGCAATGCTGAAAACAGAAAAACCTGACCTGAAAGTTGCTTATCACAACCGTAATCGTGAGGACTATTTTAAACAGACCATTTGGAGACGGGATTTACAGGCCGCATTTTATTCCGAAGAAGGAGTTGCGTCTCTGGTTGACCGTGTGATAAACGGAATGTACACGAGCAATGATGTTGCTGAGTTCGCGTACACACTTGCACTGTTTGTAGATTATGTGGACAGCGGAAAGTTCAAATTGGTGCATGCTGACGAACCGACCGATGAAGCAAGCGCAAAGAGTTTTCTTACCGCTCTTAGAATTGCGTCTAACACATTACGTTTTCCTACTCGTTCCATGAATGCGGCAGGAGTTATGAATACAACGTCTCTGGAAGACCAGCGTCTTTTTATTACTCCAAAGGCAGATGCTGTTACCAGCGTACAGGCTTTAGCATACGCGTTCCATATGGATGAAGCACGTTTTCTTGGAAGAATAACACTGATTCCGGAGATTCCGAATCACCCGGAAATTATCGCTATCATTGCGGATGAAGAATTCTTGAACATTTATGATAATCTTTTCGAAGCAAACGATTTCTATGACCGGGAAAAACTCTCTTGGAATTACTGGTTGCATGTATGGCAGACTTACTTCCTTTCTCCGTTCCACAATGCAATTGCGATTACAACTGCGGCTCTTCCGACAGTCACCAGTGTAACGATTGCTGGTGCGGACACCTACACCCCCGGTGGAAGTTCTGTTTACACGGCAACAGTAACCGGAACAAATAACCCGTCTCAGGCTGTAATGTGGTCTGTTCTCGGAAATACATCTTCCAGTACACGTATGAATGATCAGGGCGTGCTGAGTGTAGGCGCAGAAGAAAAAGGAGCTCTTACTATTTACGCTACGCCGTATCTCGATAACTCCGTACACGGGGAGAAAAAAGTGACTGCGGCTGGCGGCTGAAAATAAAGGCGGTGCATGAACATGGATTTTATGACAGATGTAGAAACAAGAGCAATGCAATCAAATGTGTTCCAGCTTTTGGGTTATATTCCAGTAGCGGAAAATCGTCAACTTTATTTTGCGTCTGAATCTGCTAGAGATAGTTATTTTGATGGTAAAGTGATAGCTGGAAATTTTACGTTTAAATACATACGTGAACACAGAGCATTACAGGTTAACTACAATGCGGAAACGTTACTGGCTTCTAACTACATGCGTTTTAGAAACACGCAGTATAACGGTATTTGGATGTACTGTTATGTAGATGCAATTGAGTACGTTAACCCTAAGACCTCTTTAATACGTTTTCATTTGGATGCATGGCAGACGTATTTTAATAACGTAGTAATACGAGATTGCGATATTGCACGTGAACATGCACCGCGAGGTTATGCTTACAATTATAATACCGTTGTGGAACCAGTGGATTATGGAGATTATGTTATCAATCAAGAAAGCGTTTACACTCTCGATTCGTTGTCAGAGGTGAACACCTATTTAATAATTTCCACCGCAGACCTTGTAAATTCTGGTGGAACAGAAGACGAAATAATCATAAAAGGCGCGCCGGGATGCGAAATAAACGGATTGCCATCTGCCGCTGGAATTTATTTTGTAGACGAAAACACGTCAACATTGCGTGATATTTTTGCAAGTTTATCTGACTATGCATGGGTTGCACAATCTATCATTTCTGTGTTTCCATTTCCCGCAGATTTTGTTCCAAAACAGGGAATATTTTCTAGTGCTATGGGTTTTCGAATCGGTGTTTGTTACGGTAATACAAGTCCTAGAAAACGTATAATTGATATCAATTGGCAGTCAATGTTACCATCGTACACACAGAAAAAATTGTATTGTTATCCGTACAGCTTTTTTGAGATAGTCATGCCGTCCGGGAATAAAGTTGTTTTAAAACCAGAATTAATAAACGGTGCAACGTTATCAATTTCCATAACCGGAAGTCCAATTCCAGATGGTACGCTGTTAGCATCGGCGAACGATTATGACGGAAACATAAACAACAGCGATTTACTAAACGCTGGAACAAGCTTTTCAGGTTTTCCCTCATTTCCTGTGCAGAATAACCAATTCATTTTGTCTAAATCTCAAGCTGTTAGTACAAATAATTTAGTTCACAGCCAAAATCGAACCAATATTGTTATCGGTGCAATTTCCGGTTTAGCAAGTGGAATTGGTCAGGCGGTTTCAAACGAGGGTGACGCAAGCGGAATTGTTAACGCAATTGCGAATACGTTCCAGAGCGCAGTTAGGGAACAGCAATCTTCCGAGCGAGACAGACAAAAAATCGACATGATGCAAAGTGCGATAGGTCTTGCTGGCAATTCTTCCGGCGGAAGTGAAGCGGTATTGATGGCAGTTAACGGTTCTCTGGATGTTATCATTCGTGCGTATACGGTTAAACCAGAATTCCGCTCTAAGTTACAAAGCTATTTTGATGCGTACGGATACAAGTCTAACCGTATCGGAATACCGTATTTAAACAATCGTCCCAGATTTAATTATGTTAGGTGTAATACCGTTAACATTTATGGTAATATACCAAATGAGCATTTAGATACCATAAGAAACATGTTTTTAAACGGTGTAACGTTTTGGCACGATTATGAGAACGTGGGAACTTATGGAAACAATGAATAGAAAGGAGGGTGAGAAATGGGGAGACGCAGTATAAACCGTGACCCACTTGGATTATGCGGTGTTGGGTATGACCAGAAAATTATGAGTGGTGTAAATCGAGATTGGACGTACTGGAATTATCTTAGATATCTTTACGTTTTAGCGATTAGCCGATTTAAATGGAACAATTTGCCTGACACCGTTTCCGAAAGGGTGATTGAGCAGACGTTAATTATGAAAGGAAATTGTCTGTTTTTTGAAAACCCGGTTATCGGCATGGTTGCCCTACCTTCCGCAAACACAGGCAAATTTAACATTTATAACATTCCGAGAATCCGTCATGTGAATACGGCAAATGGTTATCACACGGTTCGCTACGAGGATAATAGCGTTTTAGTTTTTAATGACGCAACCTATTCTCCGTTTGTTCCAATCATCGAATATTATGCGCAAAAGTTGGCGCGTGTTGAACTCGCAAAGGATGTAAATATCACCTTACAGATGCGGCCTAAAATTATTCGTACGAACAAGGACAATGAGAACTCGATGCGGCAAATGATTAATAACACTCAACTCGGTTTACCGTATATTTTTTACGATGATTCAGACGAATTTATATCTGAGACAGACAAACCGGAAGTGTTAGATTTAAGCACCCCTATTATTACGGAGCCACTTGACAAAACAAAAATGACGATTCTTGGAGAATATCTTTCTTTGCTTGGATACAATAACATTTCTGTGTACAAGGCTGAACACCTTACCGTTGACGAGGGAAACGCAAATAATGAGCACATTATGGGATTTAGAAACAATGCCTTAAGAAGTCGAGAAATCGGAGCCGAACAGGTTAACAGAATGTTTGGTACGAACATAAGTGTGGAATTTGACGCAAACGCACTCGCTAAAGTGGATGGAACATTACAGCCTAGTGACACCTCTGACAGAGAAGGGTATGGCTCAGGAGAAACAAAAGAGAAAGAGGGTGACGAATAATGGCATATTATACAACAACATTACGTGACATAATTTATCATTATTCACAGGACAAAAACCCCGAAGCTCTTGCGAAACAAAACGCTGGGGAAGGAAGATACCCATTTTTTAAACCTGAATATGATGTACCGGTATGGGAACGAATAGCAACAGCCGAAAACAGCATGATTGACAAAAATATTCAGTTCTTTTCACAGCAAATGAAGGATGATTTTTTCCAGCTATTTTGTACTGATAACTTGATGCGCGAAATCGAGTACGAAAGTGTTACCATGTTTTTATTACGATTTAATGGTAATATAAAACGTGTGATATGGCGATACAATAAATTGTACGAAGTTATGCAAAAAGATTTCGACTTGCTAAATTCATTCTCAGACGAAACTAGCCGGTCAATTAATGAAGGAGAGAATACCGAAAATTCTGGAAACATGCACACCAGTGCAACAAACACCAACAAGAATGTGTATGAGGACACCCCGGAAAGCGCTTTAGGAAATGAGGACTACGCTACTAACATAACAACAGATAATGGCAGTGGAAGTAGCGATTCCAATTCTTCGGGCAAGGGTGAACGTAAACGAGATTTAACAGAAACGGTTACTCATAAAGGATTTACAATTCCACAGGGAGAAGTCCTTAAAAGAAACCGAGATACATTACAGGATGTAATTGGTGAAATGGTTAAAGAAGTAAGCCGTGGTCTGTTTCTTAAAATTTTTACATTTTAGAAGGGAGGTATAAATATGGATAAAGAAAAACCGAAAAAAGTGTGCAATCCTCCATCGTGGCTTTCATTGCCGTCTGCGTGGGATTGGTCAATTTCGTTTGAAGAAAATCTCGGTAAAATACTGTACAACGTAAATGTGATTGTACAATATCTGGAAGATTTACAAACGAATTATGAGGAATACACAGACAAGGCGATTGATGCTTTGCGCGTAGAACTCACGGCTGTGATTGACCAGTTAAGAGATTATCACGACAGAACGCTTGCAGAATTACGTACTTACGTAGACCAGCAGGACACGTTTTACTGGAATGAACATATTAAGGACGTTACGCGAATTGAAGGAATGATAACCGATTTACGTACTTACGTAGATACTAATTTCAAGGATTTTCGCGACAAACACGCAAGCGATGTTGTAAAAATCTATGCGGATATGGATATTATGAAGCAGAATTTAACTGCTTATGTTGATTCCAGCATAGAACGCACACGCACATGGGTGCAAGAAGAATTAGACAAACTTCGGCTGGAAGTGGACGAAATAAATGAAGACGGATTTCGAATTGATAATCCGACAACGGGATTGCGTGACCATGTGGGAAATACCGTTACAGATGTGTGGAATGCTTTGAGAGTACACGCAATCACAGCGGCGCAGTTTGATGAATGGTTTGAAGCTTTTGGAAACGTTGGTACTAACTTCCAGCAATTGTACATGACCGCGATTGATTTTGATGTTCAGGCTTATCGAATCATGTACAAAAAATACAAGCATCGTATTTACAATCCCATGACAGGTGAATGGGGAAGAATTCAGACAGCGGTCGAAGATGTTGCCAGCATGGATAATGAAATGTGCCTTACTGCAAGTGAACGAGATAACATTTTACAGTTTAACGATGCTGACTACAAAAAGTACAACGCAACTGCTTATTTCTGGGACAGAAGTTCTATTCAGATTTTTGATACAAATAACATACAAACAATAACCCGTTCTGCAAATGGTTTCAAGCGCAAGTTTAAAATTGCTGGAACATATGAAGCACCGGAAGTTACAGAAGGAACAGTTCCATATCTTATTAAGGCAGACCTTCCTGTTACTGCGAAGCGAGTAGATTTAATAAACGCAATTGTAGCACCCGCTTTAAGCAATAGTGGAACCTATCAAACAGAATCAAGAAACTATCTGGAAAGCGTTGAACATAATTTATGGGAAGTTGATTTTAACGTAAATGTGTTAAACGTTACAGTAGAAAACGATTTACATATCATCGAAGCCCCAGTAATTATGTACATCGAAAATGTTGCTCTTAAAGGAGGGATAGCTTAATGTTTACAAGACAGACTCCATACTACAAGCTCGGTATTTATAACAAAATGGACGCGCCATATCCAAATGAAGATTGGACTGCTAACTTTACAGAAATCGACACGGATATGAATAGCAACGGAACCCTTGCAAACCGGATTTTACAGAGGGCAAATGAAATTATTGCTAGAGTTGCTCAGATAGTCTCCATCAATGTTAACATGCGCGAACAGTTAACATTAGCAGAAGCAAAATTTCATGAACAGGACGGTAACGCAACTACTGCCGTAACAGTTGCAACAAATGCCGCCACACTTGCTAACACTGCCTTGACAAATGCAAATAATGCGACTGACAGCGTGAGTAAATCGGTTGCTTTGGTTACACAAGCACAGCAAGCAAACAATAATGTTGCTATTTCTATTTCTGGTTTAGACCAGAGAATCGCCGCTCTTGAGAATGGTTAATAATGTTTCACGTAAAACATATAAAAGGAGGAAAACAAAATGAGTAGTACAAACAAAACACCTAACTATGGCCTTCCGCAGTACATCGATACCGACAAACCCACATTCCTTGGAGATTTTAACGATGCAATGGGAATTATAGACAAGGGAATGAATGACAACAAAAATTCTGCGGGTGAAGGTTCCAATAAAATGGATGAAGCCAATTCAAGAATCGGTGATGCCGAGGAAACATTGACTGAGACGCAGAATCGAGTGGATGGAATCAGCGGACTTGCAGACGAAATAGAAGGTAAAGTTCAGACTGCCTTGACTCAGGCAAATGACGCGGCAACAAAATCCGGTCAGGCTAATACCAATTCTACGGCGGCGGTTAATGCGGCTAATCAGGCTAGTACGGATGCAAATGCGGCGTTACAGCAGGCTCAGGGAAATGTGAGTCAGATTAATGGGCTGGACGCTAGAGTCTCAGCGCTCGAATCAAGTATTGCAAAAGCGGGAGATTATTTATTAGCAGTATCAACATCTGCCAATGGGACTGGAAATCCCGGTGCTACAATTGGAAATTATACTTTTCCCGAAACAATAACAGTAGACAATGAAGAATATACTTTTCTTACTTCTGGAGGATATTCTTCTGCCGCTTTTGGAAATGCAAACTGTATTGTAAATATTACAGATAAAGGTTTCACATCTACGGTAAATAACGCTACATTTATGCTTGCAAGTGTAGTCGGGTTTTATGCAAAAACTTCCAAAAAAAGTAATTATGTTGTAGATTCTATGACAATTTCTACTACTACAAAGCCTATTCCAAAAAAAGATGGATATAAATTATTATTTTTTGCAGGTACCGGAAGTGTTTCTGGAAATGGCTCAAAATTTATTTCTGGAAATACTGGGTTATATAATATTACTGGAAGTTTTAGCAATGCACAGCTAGTTTATGGTAAATGATAACTAGTAACGCATACTTACAGTTACCGGACATGACAGAAAACGCTACAGAACTATGGCCTTTATTTAAGGCTATGGGATGGACAGAATATGCGATTGCTGGAATGTTCGGTAACTTGCAGACAGAAAGTACTTTTAATCCGGGCATCTGGGAAGGATTAAATGCGGGAAACACCAGTGGAGGTTATGGTCTGGTTCAGTGGACACCAGCAACAAAGTACTTTAATTGGTGTAGAGACAATGGCTGGACAGACTATAGCAATTATGAGCACCAACTTGCGCGTATACAATGGGAACTGGAAAACCATGAACAGTATTACCCTACAAGTAAATATCCATTATCATTTGCTGAGTTCATAAAATATACGCCAGATACAAGCATAGGAATGACAGACGAACAATGTGTGAAATATCTTGCCGACGCATGGTTGAAAAATTATGAACGTCCTAGCAACCAGAATCAGCCGAAGCGTGGAAGTCAAGCGTGGTATTGGTATCAAGTTCTTGCTCAAGGAGAACCTGAACCCCCTCCTGAACCCCCTACTCCTCCACCTGATCCACCTCCTGAGCCTGAACCAGAAAATGAATATTTATACTTATGGGAATGGAACGGAAATTTTTATCTTAAAATGACACAGAATCCATTGTATTTTTTACCGTGGCAAGTTAGACGTATTAGTACAGATATTGTAAAATATAGAGATACCTTGTTTTATTTTATTGGAAACGGGTACTACAAACCGAAAGGATAGAAATCATGAAAAATATGGAAATAGCAATACACAGCGGACTTACACTTTTACTCACATGGATAACAGCAGAAACGCAAGCTATGTTTCCAGTCATGGTTATACTTCTGTGTTGCATGGTTGTGGATTTTATCAGTGGCTGTGCGAACAACGCGGAAAAAGAAGGGTTAAGCTCTAAAGAGGGTGTTAAGGGAATTGTTAAAAAGGTTGGTTATTTGTGCGTGATAATTGTAGCTATGTTTTTTGATTACATTATCATGTATGCGTTATCAATAATGGGGCTGAAATATGAGATAACAATGTTCTTTGGATTACTGGTGACTGTATGGTTTATCTTAAATGAGTTACTCAGTATTCTGGAAAACGTTGCTGGTTTGGGTGTTCCTATACCTGACTTTTTAACACGGTATGTAAAAGACGTGAGAGGGAAGATTAATAAAAAAGGGGAGGAAAATGTACATGATTAAAGGTGTGGATTTAAGTGCTAATCAGACTGATATTGATTGGGACAAGGCGCATAAGAGTATTGAGTATGCGATTTTACGCACTACTACAAAAAACAATAAGCCTGATACACAATTTTATGTACATGCGGCTAATTGTAAATTATATGGCATTCCGTATGATATTTATAAATATATGTACGCGACTAATCAGGAAGAAGCCTATAAAGAAATAAAAGGTGTATTAAATGCATTACTGAATTCCGTAAAAGACAATGTCACTGTTATCTATCTTGATGTAGAAGACGGCAGTTTACGAAAATTAGGTTCAGAAAAACTTACTAATCTTATTTGTTATGAAGCAAATATGATTAAAGAAGCCGGTTTTAAATTCGGCCTGTATACAGGGTTATCATTTTGGAATGAACATAATTTCAATCATGAAGAGGTTCTTAAATTACAACCTATTGTATGGGCGGCTCGATACCCTCATGATAATAAGATAAATTCTTATCCGATTGAGGAAGATATTCCTGGGAGAAGTTTGAACCCGAATTTACCGAATCAGATAGGTTGGCAGTATACTAGCAAGGGTTTCGTGGATGGAATAAAGCAGAGAGTTGACCTTAACGTGTTCGATGATAGCATTTTAAGTCTGCATACAAAAGAATTGAACGAACTGTTTCTGAATGATGTGTTTAATGGAGAGAGTATCAGTAGGGCTTTAGAAAGTATAGGGTTTGATGGAAGTTATGAGTACAGGAAAAAGATTGCGGCTGTGAATGGAATTATTGATTACAAGGGGACGGCTGAACAGAATGTACTTATGTTGGACTTACTTAAAGCTGGAATTTTGATTAAACCTTAATAAAGAACGGCGGAGCCGTTTTGACTCCGCCGCCTTGTTGCTAATAGCGTGATTTCTTGTGGATGTTAACTTTGAGGTTTGTTATCGATTGCGCGATTGAGAACAGACCTACTGCGATTAGTATGTTCGTATCTCCGGAGTAAATGAAGAGTGCTAGGGAGAGTACTATTAGAACATAGTTAAGTACTATCATGTGTGCTCACCTCCTTTGTGCTGGATTGAAGGTTTAGCCATCCCACCTACAAGGAATTAAATTATTGACAATTAGAATAAAGAAAATCAAGAGTCTCTGTATTAAGCTTTAAAAACTGTGAAGAAGTTATCGCTCCTAACTTAAAAGCCATTTCAGCTTTTCCAAACACTTGATGTAATAATGTTTGTGCTTTCATATTCTGTGCATATTCTGCCTCGATTAAAAGTGCTTCGAATATTGTGTATTCTTTATTCATTAATATTTACCTCTCTTTCTGAATCCCTATAACTTGTTTCTATAATCATTATAGCATAGTGTGGTGGAAAATGCAAGCTTTATTTTTGCGATGGAGGACAGGGATTTTGGTTTTCCAAAGTGCATGTTTTGGGGCCTGTCTCTTATACACATCTCCGAGCCCACGAGACCCTAAGACATCTC